TGGTGACTCGTCAATGGGGCACAACTATTCCCCCGAAGCTCGGAAAAGTTTTAAGGCTCGTCATGGCAAGAACATCAAGAAAGGTAAGATGTCTGCTGCTTACTGGGCTAATAAAGAGCTTTGGGGCGGCCCCGGAAAATCAAAGAAGTCTCCTCCTAAATCACAGAAATCTGTGAAGGGCGTTAAGAGGCAGTCATGAGGGGGCACTTGGTAACTGTTTTAACATCTTGCTGTTTAGCCATTGGCGGCTGGGCTGTTTTGCTTTTGGTTGATATGGACAAGAAAGTAGCAGTGTTGGAAACTTCAGTTGCGGAAACAAACAGAAAGGTTGGAAAGAATTACGACCTTATAAAAATTGTTTTAACTGAGGTTCGTCCTGTAAGCGAGGTTTTTTCACATTCCACTGAAGGAAGACTAAGATGAAATACAAAGACCAAGGCAAGAAGATGAAAATGGCTGGCGGTGGTGTAGCCGAAGACATGAAGCCGGTCGGGAAAGCCCTCGGTGGCCTTATTAGCAAAGAAGCCATAATCAGGCATGTCGATCCTTTTAATATATTAGGTAAGGCATCCGGGGGAAAGTTTGATCTCGGAAATGCCATAAAAAGTTTTGATCTTCTTGATCTCGATGGTTCCCTAAAAAGGAGAAAGAGGGCGGAAGAGGAAAACATCTCGTGAAAACACAAGGCCGGAGTGTAGGGGAACTAGGATGAAGTATAAAGATCAGCAGAAGAAAATGAAAATGCGGAGCGGCGGAGTGGCTGCTGATATTGGATCAGCCGGTTTTGACTTAAGCGGGTTTGAAGCAAGATTGCAGGAAATCGGCAAGTTTGCTGAAAGAGTCGGTAAAGGAGATGGACAGATTCTTGACGACATTCGTGCGTCAAAACAAGCTCAAGAATTTTTAAGCAGTGTTGGAGGGGTATCCATTCCTCCAAATAAGCAGGTCCGAAAGCCTCGTCCCATCCGGGGGGCAAGACCCATAAGGACGGCTTGATGCCCCTTACAGTAAAGGGGGAGAAAACTTTAACGACTATGAAAAATCGTTACGGTGCAAAAAAGGGAAAAGAGATATTTTATGCTGGGGTAAACTCTGGCAAGCTAAAGGGGATGGAGTCCAAAACGGTTTCTACCAGAAGGAAGAAAAGGGCATAGTGAATGGCGGTTAGCGGAACATCTACATTTAATCTCGACATAGCAGAGCTTTGTGAGGAAGCTTACGAACGGGCTGGTCTTGAGATGCGTAGTGGATACGACCTTGCTACTGCAAGGCGCAGCCTGAACTTGATGGGTTTGGAGTGGGCTAACCGTGGAATAAATCTGTGGCTTGTCGAGGAAGGCAGCGTCACACTCGTCACAGGCACTGCTACTTACACGTTACCGTCTGATACTATTGATCTTCTAGAGCATACGCTCAGAACGGATAGTGGTGAAACAGACCAGACAGATACGGCATTATACAGGATGTCTGTCAGCACTTACTCTCAGATAACTAATAAATTAACTCAGGGTAAGCCAACACAAATATATATCAACCGTTTGCGGGATGCTCCGACTGTTACTCTTTGGCCTATCCCAAACAGCACTTACAACGGTGACTTTGTTCGTTATTTTAGGCTGCGTCGAGTTGAAGACATGGGAGCAAAGTCCAGCAACACCTCAGACATTCCGGCGCGGTTTCTTCCCTGCATGGTTGCTGGTCTCGCATATCATATAGCCATGAAGCGCCCAGAAGCCGCGCCTAGAATACAAATGCTTAAGTCTGTTTATGATGAGCAGTTTGAGCTTGCGGCGCAAGAAGATAGAGAAAAGGCTTCTTGGTCGTTTACGCCTCAGATGGATTCGTATTCATTATGACTGGGCCATACGCAAGAGCTAAGTATGCATTTGGGTTTTGTGACCGTACTGGTTTTAGATATCCCTTGGAAAAGCTTGTGTACGAAGTTCAGAACGGTGTGAGGACTGGGCTGCGTGTGGGATACGATGTGGTAGACCCAGACCAGCCTCAAAACTTTCTGGGGCGCATCAGGATATTCGATCCTCAGTCATTGCGCGATCCGCGCCCTGACAAGGGTCTAGAGGCGAGTAGGGAGTTTTTTGGCTGGAACCCCGTAGGAGATGGCGGTACTGCGCCTGACGGCACTGATAGCCTGTCTCTGGGGGGTTCTGTTGGTGATGTAACAGTAACTGTTTCTTAGGAGGAAATTATGAACTGGATCAAATCGCGTATTGTTGAGCCTACTAGCTGGTTGGCTGTTGGCGTTGGTGCCATTGTTGTTTCGTCTGTTGTTCCTTCTATAGCTGTTTGGCTTATGATTGCAGCGGCAGTAACGGTTGCTGCTGGCATCATTCTAAAAGAAAAGGGCGGTCAATAAGTTACTGGTAACTTGAGGAGAAGATTATGCCAAAGATGAATGGAAAAAAAATACCTTACCCGGATGCGGAAAAACGCACGGGTCGCGGAAGTCTCTCTTACGGAAAAACGCGGATGGGCGGCGGTGGCGTTGCTGAAGACGTTGCTGCCGCTGGTATTGCGGGCGCTGCCTTTGGCGGCGCTGGTGTTGGCCCTGCTGCTGCTGCTGGCGCTGCCGGTGCAAAAATTAAGGGGGGTTCCACTCGTGGCCCTAATCCTTCGGAATTAGATGGCCGCGAGAAAGAAGAACAGGAAGAATATCTTCGGCGCTTGGAGAAGGCCGCTGCCACTGGTGCAGCCGCTGGCGCTGTCTTTGGCGGCGCTGGTGTTGGCGCATTGACGGGCGGTGCTGCTGCTTCTGCTGTCAAGCCTAAAGAAAAAAGGGGTATGGGTGGTTCCATTGCCCGTGGCAGTGGTGCGGCTCGCGCTCAACAGTTTCGTAAAAACGGCTAATGGATTATGGCTTGGACATTCACCACACTTAAAACGGCTATACAGGATTATGTAGATAATACTGAAACGACGTTTGTGAACAATCTGGATGAGATGATACGGATTGTTGAAACGCGCATATTTTATGCGGTTCAGATACCCACGTTTAGAAAGAACGTAACGGGTAGTCTTTCAAGTGGTGGTCAATATCTTTCCCAACCTACTGATTTTATTGCGGCTTTAAGTCTTGCTGTTACTAGCGGTAATGACAGGACATACCTTCTGCCTAAAGATGTAAATTATATTAACGAGGCTTATCCTGACTCGACCGAAACAGGACTGCCTAAATACTACGGCATCTTTGATGATGACTTTTTTATTGTAGGGCCGACACCAGACTCCGGTTACTCAACAGAGCTTCATTACGCATATCAACCTGAAAGCATTACAGTTTCTTCTAGTGGCACAAGCTGGCTTGGAGACAACGCTGAAGATGCTTTGCTGTACGGATGTCTTGCTGAAGCTTACACTTTTATGAAGGGTGAGCCTGATCTTATCACCAACTACACCGAGAGATTTGCCGCTGCTATTCAAAGGCTTGGTAATTTGGGTGAAGCTAGAAACAGGCGCGATCAATACCGTAACGGTGCCTTACAGATACAGGAGACCTGATGTTATCTATTAAAGCAACCATGCCGGATGACTTTAAGGTGACTGTTGGCACTACCAATAACCGTGGTCATACGCCTTCTGAAGTAGCTGAGATGTGCGTAAACAAGCTTATGTATGTTTCCGAAAACGCCCCACCTGTGATCCGTGATCAAGCTATGTTTTATAAAAATGAGCTTTTTGTTTTAATAGAGCATTACATGAAACAAGCGGTGGCAAGCGACAGAACTAATGTTATCAATGCGTTAACTAATGCTGGCTCCCCCCAGTTAGCAGAAATGATAAGGAGACTTTAAATGGCTATCACGCAAGCAATGTGTACGTCTTTCAAAGTAGAGCTTTTGAAAGGTGTCCACAATTTAACCGCCTCGACAGGCAATACAATTAACATGGCGTTGTACCAAAGCACTGCTTCTCTCGACGCAACAACGACAGCTTATACGTCTAGCGGGGAAGCAAGCGGCACAGGCTATAGTGCCAAGGGTGCTGCGCTCACAAGCGTTACGCCGGTTGCAGACGGGACTACGGCAGTATGCGACTTTGCGGACCTGACATTCTCGTCTGTAAGCATTACCGCTCGTGGTGGCATGATATTTAACGAAACAGCAACGGGTGATCCTTCTATTGTAATTCTTGATTTTGGCGCAGACAAAACCGCGACTGCTGGGGACATGACGATTACGTTCCCGACAGCAAGCGCAACGGCTGCAATTATACGGATTGCTTAGGGCGTAGTAATGGCAAACGTCACAGGTTGGGGCAGAGGAACATGGGGTAGCGGTCCTTGGGGCCAGCCCATACCTGTGGAAGTTACCGGAACTGCTGGCACAAGTGCTGTTGGTAGCGTTACTGTTGCTGGCGGTTCTGCATTTTCAGTAACAGGAATTGCTGCTACTGGAAGTGTAGGCAGCGTAAGTGTTGGCATTGATGCTACGATTTCGGTTACGGGGATTGCCGCTACTGGGGGTATTGGCTCCGTTACAGCGGTTGGTGGTTCTGCATTTGCTGTAACAGGTAATGCTGGAACTGGTTCGGTTGGAAGCGTAACGGCTTCGATGGGTATCGACGTAACCCTTGTTGGGTTTGGCATAGAAGGAGAAGTTGGCTCCGTAACGGTTAGTGAGGGCAGCGGGGTAATAATTATTGAAACGGGCCTTCAGGGCACAGGCGCAGTAGGCAGCGTTAACGTCTGGGGAGAAATAGTTCCGTCACAAGATGCTTCGTGGTCTTCGATTTCTCCTGATCAAGACGCTTCGTGGTCTTCGATTTCTCCTGATCAAGACGCGAGCTGGATCGATATAGCTGCTTAAAAGGATTAGATAAATGACTTCAACATACACAAGCAACTCTGGAATTGAGAAGCCCGGAACAGGTGACCAGTCAGGCACATGGGGCGATACTACCAATACCAACATGGACATTATAGACCGCGCTATTAGTGGTGTGGTTTCTTTGAGCCTAACCGGAACCTCTACAACGCTAACCACTACCGATGGCTCTCTTACAGATGGCATGTATAAAGTTCTTGTGTTAGCCGGAAGCCCGACAGGAGCAAACACAATTACGATTGCTCCGAATGATGCTGATAAATTTTATCTGGTCAAAAACGGTAGCGGTGAAAGCGCGGTGTTTAGTCAAGGCACTGGCGCAAATGTTACGATTCCTGATGGTGGCGCAGACATTATTTTTTCAGACGGTGCTGGCACTGGCGCTGCTGTAGCAAGTATTTTCGCTAACTCTCTTTCTTTTGGCAAAGTAAACCTGACTTCGGATACAGCATCTGGAGATGCAGCGGCTCTTGGATATACCGCTGCTGAAGGTTTGATATTGACAGGTCAGGGTTCGACCAATGACGTGACGATTAAGAACGATGCCGATGCAGATGTTCTGGAGATTCCTACAGGAAGCACAAACGTCACCGTAGTGGGCGATATTACTGCTGGTGGAACCTTAAATGCTGCGGGTGATACTTCAGCAGGAGATGATGCAGCTATTGGCTACACGGCTGCTTTGGGTCTTATCTTAACAGGACAAGGCTCAACCAATGACGTAACGATTGTTAACGATGCTGATGCAACGGTTTTATCCGTTGCTACCGGCGGTACTGACGTTGATATCGTGGGTAACGTGACAGCCGCTACAGTGAACGCTGATGGCGACACCTCTGCCGGTGATAATGCAGCTATGGGCTACACGGCAGCGGAGGGCTTGA